CGGCACCACGATTGCGTCGCAGGCCGCGCAGTTCGTCGGGGTTGCAACCTTGGCGAGCAACACGACCCTGACGATTACGTCCATCAATGCAGGCTCGGGCAAGCTGCGCGTCGGCGATACTATCGTGGGCACGGGCATTCCGGCCAACACCACGATTTCGTCGCAGACGAGCGGCACGCCGGGCGGCGTCGGCGTGTACGTCATGAGCGCGGCGGCGACCGTCAGCAATGCGGGCGTCAGCGTGACCGATACCAACATTCCGGGGCAGCGCGGGCGGTATGTGACCAACACGTCGCAGAATTTCGCGTCCACCACGGTCACGGTTGCGGGAACCGCGCAGCTTACTCCGTTCAAGGTGCGCGGCATCTATACTGCCGGTGACAACGAAGTTGCGAAGATTTCCACGAATTAATTTTTGAGTACGAAACAGGACACACGAACATGCCCCGCATCGCAATAGACCACGCCGACCTAGGCCGCCGCTACGGAATTCACTTCATGGCCTCGCTTGCGCAGGAAGCGAAGGGCATGCAGTTGATTGACAAGACGGTGGCCTATGACGCGCAGCCGACGCTGATTACCGCGGCCAATGCGGGCATCCCGTCGCTGTTCACGACCTATGTCGACCCCGCGATTATTGAAATTCTCGTGAGCCCGACCAAGGCCGCCGAACTGTACGGCGAGACCAAAAAGGGCACGTGGGTCAGCGATACGGCAATGTTCCTACAGGCCGAGCGCACGGGCGATGTGTCAAGCTACGGCGATTTTTCGCAGGACGGCATGTCGAATGCCAACGTGAATTTCCCGCAACGCCAGTCGTACCACTACCAAACCAACACCCGTTGGGGCGAACGTGAACTGGCGCGGGCCGCCGAGGCCCAGGTCGATTGGGCCAATCAAGTCAACATGGCGTCGGCCCTGGCGATGAAAAAGTATCAGAACCTGACGTACCTGTACGGCATTTCCGGTTTGCAGAATTACGGCGGCACGAACGACCCCGCGTTGCCGGCGCCGATTGCTCCGACTGCCGATTGGTTCGGTTCCTCTGGCGCGTTGATCTACGGCGATATTCTGCGCCTCGTGCAGTTGCTGATCGCTCAGGGCAACGGCTTGATTGACGCGGAATCGGCCATGACGCTCGGCATTAGCCCGGGCAATGCCGTGAACTTGAACAACACGAACACTTACAATGTGAACGTGTACACGCAGATCAAAACGAATTTCCCGAACCTGAAAATTGTCACGGTTCCCGAGTTCGCGTTGAACGGCGGCGGCGGCGCGGGCGGCACGGAATTCTTGCAGTTGATCGCCGACAGCGTTGAAGGCCAGCGGACCGCTGAGTGCGCGTTCACTGAGAAAATGCGCGCCCATGCCATCGTGACGAAAACCTCGTCATGGGAACAGAAAAAGTCGTCGGGCACGTGGGGCACGATTATCTATCAGCCGTTCGCTATCGCTGCGATGCTGGGGTAAAACGTGTCGGCCTGTCAGGGCCAATCTAACGCCCTCGGAACGTTCGGAGCGTACGAGGGCGCATGGGCCAGCACGCCGCTGGCGCAGAATCTTGAACTTCGCGCGCCGTTCGCCTCGGTCATTGGCGGCCCGGGCGCCCCCGTATCGAATACCCCCGGGACCATACAGGGCCGATTCGGCTGGCTAAACCCCGCGACGAGCATAGTCAACAACACGCGCGAAACGCCCGAGGATTCGCTCGGCGTGGTTATCCCGCTGCGCTCGCTCAACGGGGCGAACGGCGGCGTAGTCGGCGGCCCGCGCGGCCTGGCGGGCGCACAAGCATCATGGACGTGGCAATTTTGGGACGGCACCGTCACGCCGGCCGGGGGCCTGAGAATTCGTCCGGGTCTCGTCGTTACCCTGCACAGCCGCGGCAATTTTTGGCTGCGGTTCGCTGGCGGCGCGCTGCCCGGCAATCCCGTGTATGCTAGCCTTGCGGACGGTTCGGCCGTTTCGGGCAGTGCTGCGAATTGCGAACTAACACCGTGGTTCGTCTGTTCAATTGCGCCGCCCGGCAACCTCGCCATTGTTTCGACAACGGCGTATTTTTCACCATAAGTTAGGAGTATCGGAACGTGGCACAGGAAACGGTAATTATCGGGTGTAAATTGCCCGCGGGGCTCATGCTTGAAATCGGGTACACGTTGGACCCGAAAGACGGCAGCATGGTTAAGGGGCCCAAATATCAGCGCATCGTTTTGAAAGGTTGGCACGAACACACGGCCGCGATGCGCGCGACCGATATTCAGGTGCCGGCCGGCGTGAACATGCGCCCGTTTTTGAATCGCAACGTGGACGCCGCGGCGTGGGCCGAATGGAAGAAACAGCACGCCGATTCGTGGTTGCTCAAAAACGAAATTCTATTTGAGGCGAAAGACGAGGCCAGCGCGCAGTTGCGCGTAATTGAGGGCGACGACACGCCCGCGCCGTTCGCGCCGTTGAAAAAGTCGGCGGTGCCCGGCATCACAACGGCCGATTTCGCGAAAGAAAAAGAGCAAGCGTAATTTATGCCCGTGGTTCCATGCGTGACAGTTCAACCCGTATTCGGGATCGCTGATTATTCCGCGACCGAATTCCTGTCATCGTACCCGGAATTCACGGGCATTTATCAGGCGACGCCTGCCGCGCTTGCGAATGATTTTGTGGGCGCGACGTTCCTGTTGAATAACACGTGCTGTTCGCGCGTGCAGGATGCGAACCAGCGCCTGTTTTTGCTCTACTTGCTCACGGCCCACATAGCGACGATTTTTCAGGGCGTGAATGACGGCGGCGTGCTGTCGCCGGCCGCGACGTTCACAGGGGCGATTACCGGCGACGTGCTGACCGTATCGGCCGTCACGGCGGGCGCGCTCGCCGTTGGCTCGTCGCTTTACGACGGCCCGAGTGTGGGGGGCGGCCTGTTGACGCCCGGCACCACGATAACGGCGCTCGGAACGGGCACGGGCGGAATTGGCACGTATACGCTAGGCGTCGCGTACGGTACACCCGTGGCGGCTGAATCCATGATTATACCGGGTGTGCCGAACGTGTCGCCGCCGCTCGGTATCGTGGGCCGGATCAATCAGGCGACCGAGGGTGACGTGAGCGTGTCGTCCGAATGGTCCGCGCCGCCGAATGCGAATCAGGCGTATTTCACGCAGACGAAGTACGGCGCGCAGTATTGGACAATGACGGCGAAATACCGCACGGCCCAATTTATCCCGGCGCCTGCTAGTGCGTACAACCCGCTGGCGGGGTACGGCGTCGGCCCGTGGGGGCCGGGAGGCTGGACGAATGGCTGACGTACTTGGCGGCAAAAAATTAGCACTGGCGTTGAAATCAATCGAGGACAAAATCACGAACGGCGGCGTGCTGCGCGTCGGGTTTCTCGAAACATCAACGTACCCCGCGGGCGCGAAGGGCGAAGTACTGCACGTCGCGCAGGTCGCATTCTGGAATGAGTTTGGAACCGTGCGCGCTCCCGCGCGTCCGTTTTTTCGGACGACTATCACGCAGCAAGCTAAGACGTGGGGCGATAAACTCGTGGCCGCCGTCAAGGCGACAAACTACGACGGCAAGCAAGCGCTCGGGCTACTCGGGCAATCCATGCGTGACGATATTGAGAACGCCATAGCGCAATGGGCGACGCCGCCGAATGCGCCAAGCACGATTGCACGCAAGGGATTTGATAAACCTTTGATTGACACGGGCAGTATGCAACGCGCCGTTGACTACGAAGTGAGCGCGGTTTTATAAAAGCGGGGGCAATCGTTTGAATCTGCATTCACTCGTTCGCGGGGCTATCAACTCGGTCAACGCCGACCGTCCCGCGCTGTATCTCAGGTCAATAGGCGCAACGAGCAATGCGGATTTTTCGCAAACGCCGGGCTATGCGCCCCCTGTGAATGTCCGCGTGCAGATACAGCCGCTCGGTAAAGAGGAATTGCGATTGATCGAACGGTTAGGGCTGCAAGGGATATTCCGGACCGTGTACATGTACGGCAATACGCAGGGCCTCGTGCGCGTGCTTGCGCAGGGCGGCGACCTTTTGCAGTTCGCGCCGTTCCAAGGGCAGGCCGTACAAAATTGGAAAGTTGTTGGCCCCGTGGATGGCCCGTGGAACGTTGAGAACGGCGGTTGGACGAAATTTATCGTCTGCCTACAAACTGACACGCCGACATGACCGCCGCGACCGTCTCAATTACAGACTCACAGATTTATACGGTGCTCGGCGCGTTCATTGTTGGCGTGCTTGGCATATCCGCCCCGCAAGTTATTCAGGGCTACCCGAACCGTACGGCTATGCCGTCGCCTGCCTCAGCGGGGTTTGTGGTCATGACCACGATTAGCAAAAAGCGCTTGCGCACGAACGTCGACACGTTCGCCGGCACGACGAGCCCCGCGCCGGCGCCGGGGCCGGTCACATCGGAGCAAGCACAGCAAATTGACATTCAGATAGATTGCTACGGGCCGCAGTCGTTTGAATGGTCCGACATATTGACGACCTTGTTGCGCGATAACATCGGTTGCCTCGCGCTCGCGCCGTACTGCCAGCCGCTATACGCCGATGACCCCGTGCGCGTGCCGCTGATTAACGCTGAAATGCAGTACGAGGACCGATGGCTAGTGACCGCACGCTTACAGTACAATCAGGTCGTTACCACGGGGCAGACTTACGCTGTGGAACTCGGCCCCGTGGATATCGTGGACGTGACGCCCAAGGGCGGGTTTGCGCCTCCCGTTTGATTCCCGTATTATGTGACCTGAATCACAGGACGACCCTATGACCGCATCTATCCCTGCCTCAGCACTCGCCAACGTCATTCCCGGCGTTTTGTCGGCCGGCGGTTCGCCGCTGGCATTGAATGCGGTTTTCCTGACCAGTGACCCGTCGATTCCCATTGGCTCCGCGCAGCCATTTTCGAGCGCCGCGAACGTGTCGTCATGGTTCGGGCCGAGCGCCCCCGAGACGACCCTCGCCAACGTTTATTTCAACGGGTACACGGGTTGCACGCAGCTACCAAGCACGCTGTATTTTTTCCAATACAACACGGCGGCCGTTGCGGCGTATCTGCGCGGCGGCACTGTTTCGGCCCTCACGCTAGCGCAGTTGCAAGCGCTATCCGGTACGCTCGCTGTGACGGTTAACGGCGAGTTGATTACGTCGGCGGCCATCAATCTGTCGGCCGCCACGTCGTTTTCCAATGCGGCCACGTTGCTGCAAACCGGGCTGCAAACCACGGGCAACAAATTTTTGGGAACCGCGACGTGCGTCGCGTCCTCGCCGACCGTCACGATTGTCTCAACCACGTCGGGAACGCTCGCTATCGGTGATGTGATTTCCAT